AAGCCCATTTGCTGTGCATTGTTAAAGCCAGACTGCCGTAACCCTGACGCTGTTCTCGCGGCTTGGTCAAAGTAATTGCGATTATTCTCAGCTTCAAGCAATGCTTGACGAGACCCACCAAACGCTCCAGCAGCACCTGCTTGTGCCCCTGCCTGCGCCTGTTGCATCTGACGCGATCTATTAAGGTCAGACAAAGTGCTTTGGACGACCTGGTCCTCGTAAGGATTCATGTACGACGAAAGATCAGTGTTAGCTAAAAGACCGGCTTGTACGTTCTGTGTGCCAACCGTAGGTGTTGAGCCAATGCGCTCTGCCCCATAGCCTACACTTGAGGTATCTACCGCATCGTAACCTGTGCTGCCTGCATCTGTTGAAGAGTAACCCTGCGATCCTGCATTTGTTGCCTGATAGCCTTGAGAGCCTACGCCAGCGGCATTAAACCCTGTTGATCCAACCCCCGCAGCCTGGTATCCACTTGACCCTGTATTTGCAGCTTGATAGCCATCCGATCCTGTACCTGCTGCCTGGTAACCATCCGATCCAGTTCTTTCAGCTTGATAGCCATCAGATCCTGTACCTGCTGCTTGGTAGCCGCGTGATCCAGCATCGGTAGCGTTGTATCCGCTTGATCCGGTGCCTGCCGCTTGGTATCCATCGCCGCGAGCGCCTGACGCCATGTAGCCCTCACCGCTAGTGCCCGCTGCGGTGTAACCAGAGCCGACATTCGTATTTGCGTTGTAGCCCTGACCATTAGCGCCTGCGGCTTGATAGCCACGACCGTTTGATGTAGCTACACCTGACTGTTCTGGGCTTACATAGCCGGGCTGATAACTCATTTCTTTACGGGCACCCGCAATACTGTCATTTATACCTTGCGCGGCTGTTTGGTTAATATTTGGAGCGCGGGTAGGTGCGAGTTTAGTCGTCACTCGCGGTGCGACAGGCGGTATGCCCGGTTGCACTCCAGGCGGGGTTGGAGTCCCGCCGGGTTCCATAGGTGTTAAAGCGCTAGGTGGGGTTGGAGTCCCGCCGGGTTGGCTTGTACGGTCTGAGTGCCAACCGTATTGGATAGGTGTTAAAGCGCTAGGTGGGGGTGCGCGATCAATTGTCGCCCCGGTAGGCGCGCGCACATTTAAACCTTCACTCGGCATTAGTCCACCGCCTGGGTTGACGTTTTCACGCATAGGTGGCGCCGCTGTCATACCACCCACCGGCATTCCCCGACCGCCACCCATTTGTGTCATCCCGCCGACCATCGACGGTTTAACACCGCCCTGTGGTCCAGACGCAGTTAAGGATTGCTGCGTGGGAGCGCCATTGATTAGGCGTGGATTTGCTACGCCAGTTCGTCCGCCATTAGCCATTACTGTCTCCTTAAAAGTTGAGCGCTTGTCATATCAAGACCCTGATTAAAGCTTGGTCCAGACTGTGCCTGGTTAAACGACATTGGTGGTGCCTGGTTAAACGACATTGGTGGTGATTGATTAAACGACGTTGCTTGAAAATCATCATTAAACGGTTGATTGTTAAACATTTCATCCTGCGGCAATTGAAATGGGCCTGCATCATGCGCAACATTTTGGGGGCCATGAATCCCTTGAAAATCTGGCTGCTGAAAAGGCGCTCCATCAAACTGAGACATAGGGTCCAACGCGTTGTAGGGGTCCATCGCGTTATTGGGATGTGGAGTGCTGTCATAGGGATTGCCGCCGCTGTCTTGAGGGCCGGGTGTCATCGATAAATTGTGATGTGGATTATCGCTGTACCCTCCATAATTAGGGCCGGTATGACCGCCCTCACCCGTAATCGGGTCAACATACAAGTCGTTATAGGCGTCAACCTGGCCGGGGCGGGATTCTGCTAGGTCATCAACCGCCATCTGGTACATCGGGAAACTTGAGTAACCCTGTACGCCACCAAAGTCCTGGGCTTCTGGCATTCCTGCCATTGCATCCATACCGGGGTCAACCAGGCCAAACGCCGCGCCTGCATCAAGATTAGCTTGCATTGCCTGTGTTTGGGGCGATGTAAACGCCGCAACATCTGGCCCCATATACGGCATGTAGCCAATATTCTGGGTGTCCTCCGCCCGATTAAGGCTCTTTTTAGAGGCATTTTCTAAATATCTTGGTATTGATACTTCTGAGGTTTGGCTTCCGCCTTTTCCGCCACCTGACATATTAAATTTCCTTGCTCAGTGTTGTGAACGCTTCTGTCCACTTTTTACGTTTTAAAACTCTAGCCCAACCCTTTCGCCCAGCTATCGTCATGCTTGTACAGCCTTGATTCTTTGCAAATTGCACTGCCGACTCGTCCATATCAACAATTTGATCCTTCTCGCCACCGGCTAAAAAAATATGAAACACCTTCTTCCGGGGAAAGATAATAATTTCAGTTACCGCGCACCCTTTTTCTGCTGGCCAAAACTGCATTCTGCCAGACACAATGCCCTCAACAATGTCCTCAAAATAGTGCGTACCGCCGGAATACTCCAACGCAGCCTCTATCCACGGCCTACACCGATTAAGTTCTAAATTTAAGTCCATTTTATTGCTTTACGTTAGTAATTGAGACCTGCACCGCAGGGATAGCAGGGAGAGGCGATGATGCGACTGTGTTAGGCAGTGTTAAACCAGTGTTAGAGGCCGCGTAGAACACTTTTAAGTAGTTTCCCGCCCCTACGGTTACAAGCGCTGTAAGGGTCATTGTATCGTCCCCTGAGACCGTCTTTTTAACAGCATAGCCATCAGTGCCATTTACATTAATCCACAAATAGCCGGTGTAGGCGCTCGAGGCTGTTGCCTGTGCTGTCACCGTCACTTGCAGCAGTCCTGCATTGGTCACATCGATCTTTGTTGCATCTGAGGTGTTAATCGCCAAGCCGTCTGTTGATGACGCGGCGCTAAAGGGAATTGCATACCCTATATTGGCTTGTGAGGGTGTTTGCGTTGCCGTGGTATCAAACTGCCCGCAGCCACCGGCTAACAAAATCTGCTTAAAGCTACCGCTTTTAGACACGACAGGATAACCAGAGCGATCAAACAGCAAAAGACCATCAGTGGCCGCAGAATCGCCGGTCACATAATAGACTAATTGTGATCTTGTAGCAGATAGCGTATCAACAAAGCGCTTTGCCCATAACTTCCAATCAGGACCAATTGGCTGTGGGAATTGGTAGCTCAACGCCTACCGCCTTCGATAACATTGAGCCGCATTTTGCCTGCTCTCCAGTTATTGACCTCAGACCCATTAATTCGCATTTTAATCTGCCTACCCTGAAAGCGCGCTCCGGTCGGATTGGCCATGCTAAATGGTCCGTGGCTTGTTTCTGCACCATTGGGATAGAATCTTGACTTGAAGGTGAGTGACACCTGACCTTGCGTACCCTCATCAGGAATAATTTCATTGACCTTGACAATATTATCGCCGCCGCCCAAAGAAATCGGGCCAGACTCTAGATAAGGTGCTGAATCATGGTTGTAACCAAACTCGTGGTTGTACAGGCTGCCGTTGGCGCTAAACCAAAGCGGTGATCTAAATGATCCAGAGTCAACGCCGGTGGTACGACCAAGGTTGCCAATATTCCAATGACCCTCTTTGTAGTCATAGACCACATAGCGATCATTCTCATTAGAATCACCTGACGGATAAAACCACCAGACCTCACCAAATTGTGAATTGTGTATCGCGCATACTTTAGAGCGCTGCGCTTTGTTCATGTCGGTAAACACGTAGTCTAGGACATCACACGCCATTTCTTGGACCGCATTACCGTCATACTGGAAAAACCCTGCTGTGCCCATCCAGAACGCGCCATCATCAACCGCAACCGCACCCTGGCGAGAGATAATGCCACAGGCTGTACCGACTCTGTTAAAACTGTAAACAAACGGAGGCCCGGCGTAAGTAGCCGAATGAGCATCAAGGGTGGTCAGTATGAGTGATGATCCTTTAACGCGCACACCGCACATGATCTCGCCGGTGGTCTGTAATTCGATGTCACCCGCTTGGTTTGTCGTTGCAGGCGCCCAGGATGTGTTGTTCTCTCTATCACACCAGGCAATCTTTTGTGGGTTGCCCCCTGTACCCAGTGCAAAGATAAATCGCTCATCAGTAACCATCATGGCCTTGTTGCCAACCGGTGCGTTAGTGATCTGTGCAGCAACCACCGATGTATCTAGCTGCCACTGATAAAGCTTTCCGTCTGCTGAAGAGCAGGCAATAAGGTATTGACCAAAATTGTCTAGCGACCAGGTAGTGACTTGTTCAGGAACGCCGTTACTTGTGCGTGTTGTGCCAAAGTAATCCGCGCCAAAGGTGCTGCCACCAAAACCAATATTAACCTGTGCATCAACAATGCCAGAGGTTAATCCCCCTGGCGTTATGTCAGTGACTACAGACCCTTGGTTCAAAGCGTATAGTTTATTGTGTGTGCCAACAGCCAGGCGAGGCTCATCAGTGTGATCAATCCATGAAACCATGCCTCGTGGCACTGATGCCGTTGCAGATGCCGCTCTAGTTGTCCAGCCACCTATAGGCCGTACAGAACCATTCTGCCAGCGTATAAAGTTGCCGTCTCTCCACCGTCCAGACGAGTCTAATTCTGTCCCGTGGTTGTAGATGCCAGCGGGAACTTCAAGCGCAAGTAGCGTCATTACTTCTCCGACATTGCCTGTGTTGTTTGATAGCGGAAAAAAATTCCACCCATTCCGAATAAGGTGCTGGCTAACATGATAGTCTCAGCAGATAGGTTAAGCTGTAGAACATACACCTGTAAAGCCGCTAAGGTTATGCCAAAGACTTGCCATCTATTGCTACGACTACGCCAAAATTGTTTTACTCTGTCCATAATTCTACCCACTCTTGGTTGTCTTCATCCCACTCATGTTCACCCTCACTAGGATAAGGCATAGGTGAATCCCATAAACAAGTGTCTTCATTCAATGTCCAACTAGGATAAGGCTGTGGAATGTAGAAAGCATCACGACCCTCATCGTATACATAACCAATCCCTGCATAGTTTTTACGCAGTGGGGCATTGCCAAGCGAATGAACACCTCCTAGAGTGTTGTATGAAGTTTGCACCCATGTTCCTTCTTGAGTATCCACAAAGTCTTGTTCAGCAACAATAACGCTAGTAACAATTCCGTTTACAACTTTGGCAAAATGGCTCATGCTGTGTAAGTCCCTGATCCAGTAAATTTAATAATAGTATTAGAGCCGCTTGTTGTAACTGTGGGTGAGCCTGTTGTAGTGCCAGAGTAAGAAGCAGTAGGTACTTTTAAAATAATTACTCCAGAGCCGCCAGCACTACCACCGCGAGTTCTATCTCCTCCACCTCCTCCACCAGAATTTACTGTGCCAGCAGTAGAAGCCACATCGTTGTAAACTCCACCATTACCGCCACCACCAGCAGGAGCAGGGTTTCCTCCTCCAGACCTAGGAGATTGTATAGTGCCAGAACCACCACCAGCATAGTAAACTGCCGACCCAGTAATTGAGTTAGACGTTCCTATGCCACCACTACCACCAGACGAGGGGGAATTACCATCCTGTCCAACAGCACCAGAGCCTCCACCGCCTCCGCAGTTGTAGCTTGAAGAGCTGGCTAAACCACCTGCATTACCTTGTCCAGCAGTACCGTTACCAATACCTGAGCCAAAAACTCCCGGTTTATAACCAGCACCACCGCCAGACCCTCCGTCCCTTCCTTGTGCGTTTGTGGGTGTAGTGCCTGTACTGGTGTAGTAACCGCCTCCACCACCGCCACCGACACTGGAAATACTTAAAAGTCCACTGCCAGTTATAGAGGTTGCTATTCCGTTGCTACCCAGTGGAACGCCAGCTCCTAAAGCGGCACCACCAGCACCGCCAGCGCCTATAGTAGCTGTTAAGGCAACGCCAATAGCTACAGTTTGAGTAGATGTCAGATAGCCCCCTGCTCCACCGCCAGCCCCTGTGTGCCCTCCACCGCCTCCAGCACCAGCAACTACAAGCATCTCAATAGCATAAGGGCCAGCGATACCACTACTAACACCAAAACCATTTACGTTATAACCAAACCCTGTCATGTCTACTCCTTATGCGTCATTTGAAGCGTCAGTGGTAAAGAACAGCTTGATGCCTAACAGTCTTGCATCGCCTGTCTGACTATCTGCTGATACATCGCGCATGACCTGAAAGTACGTTTGCGTATCTACAGCGGCTCCTGTAATTGTTACTGCACCAGAGACCGCCGTAACATTCATGTCATTAGAAGTTCCAGAGTGCGCTTTAGCCGTAGCAACTACGTTAGTGCCGAATGCTGTGTTTATGTCTGCATTGTCTGCAAAAGAAACGCCAGAGAGTCCCCAAGCTACTGTGCCTGTGTTGGTTCCAGTGACTGTGAAGAATGCCTGAAAAGTTACTGTCCCTTCATTCCAAGACTTAGGAAAAGCTACAGTAAACTGCGCGTTCTCGTCTGAGCTTGCGTCAAAGTCCAAACACTTGAGTTCTGGGCCATTTGATAGCTCTACTTGCTCTAAGTCTGCACAGCCTGCTGTTGAGTTTGGGTACATTGCAGCCGCAGGTACGTAGATAGTTTCAAGACCTGCAACTTTGATGTCGCTAGATACTTTAGCTGAAGTAACTGCGTCATCAGCTATCTTTGCCGTAGTTACTGCACCATCATCCACACCAGCGTTTGCATCAACGTAAGCCTTAATTGACTGCTGAGTTGCCAGTTTTACTGGTGAGTTAGAGGACATGTCGTCCTCATCTTTTATTCCTGTGACAGTCGCGCCATCCCCTGCAATGTTGACAGAGGTGTTAGCCACCACAACGGTGCCTGTAATAGCTGCGGCAGTTGCAGCGCCTATGACGGCGTTATCAATGGTGCCAGAGTTGATGTCGATGCCTGTAACAGCCGCGCCACCATCAAGTAAGTTGTCAATGGCATCTAAGTTATTGTTAAGCTTGGTGCCCCAGGTGTCCGCAGACGCGCCGACTTCTGGCTTCACAAGCGAGTAAGTGCTAGTAGTTGTATCAGCCATTTAAGCGGCCTCCCATGAATTGTTCGTTAAGTTGACATCTGAATAGGTGTTCGATGCCAGATTGATATCAGTGTAATTTTTACTGCTCAGTGCATTGTCTTCCCAAAGAAGAGTGCCGACGATGCTAAAGGATGCGACACCAGGCAGTGTAGATTGGCCTGATACGGTGGTATTACCTGACACCGCTGTACTGCTGTCAGCACCAAAACCAGAGGCGCCAACAATAGTGACCTGACCTGACGCCAGAGAAGCACTTGTCGCTGCGAATAACGACGCACCAGTGGCCGTAATGTTACTGGCAAAAGCCACTGTTGATGCTGCACTTATGCCGCTTGATCGCTGAAAAATGTTCTGTCCACCGATGACCGATGTGGCCGCCGCTGACAGTGAAACCGCCCCCTGGAATATCTTCTCACCGCTGGCGGTAAAGGCTGATGCAGAGGTAATCTCAATCGAGCCTGCGCGATACCTCAAGCCACTTGCCGCTGTATCTGCTACTGCGGATATTATCGAGGATGCGTTGGCTAACCGAGTGCCGGTGTAGGTCGCGCTGCCGTACTGGTACTCACCGTACAGCATAGAGTGAACGGCAAAGTCGCCGTAGCCATAGTTCCCTGCGCTGTACAGCATATTAGTTCAACGTAATGTCAAGATCGCCTGTAGGGATGCGAAACACATCGCCTGTGCCAATAGCCTTGGACGCGCTCAATGCACCATAGGCCATTAGATTGCCAGAGGTCGCTGCGTCAAACACACCAATGTGCGTAATCGTGCCCCAGTTCCCTGTTGCTGTGTCGTACTCAACAGCGCCACTGTTAGAGGTTGTCGCACCGGACGTTGTAAAGGCCGCAGACTTGCGCGTGTAGCCCGATCCGCTTAACTCAGTGCCACCGCCAGCATCGTTAGGGGTTGCTGTGTACAGTGCAACATAAAGCGTTGACGGCGCAGTGTAAGCCGCTCCACCAAATACATGATCCAGTATCTCTGTCTCTAAATAGTTTGAAAAACTCATCCTAGCCCTCTTACACGTAATTTAAGTCCAGCCCCGGACGTTTTAGATGTCTCAGACTGTAGGTTTAATTGGTCAACAGCTGCCTGGTACATTGATGCCCAAATGCTCGTTCGACCGTCTTCTGCTAAGTAAGGCGCTGAATGGATTAGTGCGCCGTACAGGTAAACATCAGGCGCGTAGCTCAGTAGCCAATTGCTTGTATTGCTGTCGGTCAGTGCGGGTATCTTTTGGTAGTACAGCACCTCTCCGGTATAAGAAGCATCTGGCGTTGGAAACAGTTCAAACTGTGACTCTGAGTGCGAGTAAAACAACGGCGTTCCAGATGTATTGTTTGATGACATACGCTTTTCAGACATCGCCTGAGAACTAATTAACGTCATTGCAGTAGTGCTGCCGCCTGTCAAGTGCATTCTCTGCGTCATAATCCAGTCGGATGGGCGAGTTGCATAGCGGCCATCAAAGGTGGTGGTAGCACGATTCTCCATCTGCCAATGTCTGACATCACGGTTAATCTGCGCCTCTGCAAGATCAATGAACGTCGGTATGACGCTCGCTAAATCAGCACGATTGAGGTAGTCAGCAATGCTTGTTTTAAGCTCACTATATGTGGATATAGACATGTATTTTCTCTAATAGATTTGGTATAATCAAGGCATGATTCAACCAATACAAAACGACGAAAGAAGCGCAACCGACATACTAAATGCCACGTTTGGTCATTTAGATATTGATTACCCTGTTGACTATGAAGATGCTGTCGAGTGGGAAATATTCTCAAAAACTCAGCTCAAAGAGCTTATTCTTGCAGGATTTGTTTGTAATAATCCATGACTCGATTGTAATCTTCCTCTCTAAACATTTGGTAATCGCTGCCACTTGTTTGAAAGCTTCGGTTAGCTCTTGCCGCTGGTTTATCAGCTACTCTTTTTGCAGCGTCATCAAATACTACTCGCCACGGAACAGGTGCTTCTTCCATAGCGAATACTGTCTCCAGCGGTATTGGAGTGTTGTAAGACCTGTGAACTCCTTCAACAGCCTGCATGTCCTTTGGGTCCATGTCAGTAAATAAACCGCCTCTAAACCCAACGTGACCACCTGGCAAATCTCGCATAATCTGCTCATTGATCGGCGCGTACAGATCATTGGGAGGCATAATCCCATATTTTTGCATATCTGCTTGCAGCATCTTAGGAACAAATGCCTTTCTTCTGTTTCCAAGGGTCGTCGAGCCCGGCGAGTTAGGGTTAAACAAATAATCACGCATTTGCTCAACACCTTCATATCCAGGCCATTCTTTAGAAAGATTTTTTGTGTCTTTTAAGTCAGGCAAGTTAAGCATAAAATCATCAACAGCTTTAACGCCATCTGCGCCCAAACCACCCATTGCTTCAATGTAGTTTAATATGCCCTCTGACGGCATCGTTGAAAAATTTGAACCAGGATGATTCATGTTTTGAAACAAACCTATAGGAAGTTGCTTTGCCTTATCCGCTACCTTCATGGCATGTAATTGCTTGCCTTTAGCAGCATCCATCATGCTCATCCAGCTACCGTACTTATCAGCAAAAAACGCGCCGCCTTGAGTTTGTATTGGCTCTATGTCTCGTCCAGCAATCCGATCAACTACACCGACACTGGTCATGTCAGCCGGTATATGAATCAACGGACGATCAATTAAATCCTCCCACTTAGCTGATTGAGCGTAAAGATCGTCACTTGTTCTAAACCTACCGCCACCTAACCGTAAATCCTGCATTTCAGCAAACACTGGATTCGTGTCGTATAATTTACGCTGCTTTGTAATTGCCGCCTTACCAAGAAAATCACCATAGTCACCAGCAATCGCTTTGCTTGATATGGGGTTCTCTATTGCACCTGTAACTGTCCTTTGATCTAAAGGAAGTACTTCTACTGACTCGCCAGCTTTGCGTGTTTGGATTATTTCACCAAAATCTGGATGTTTAGCCGCAACCGCTTCTTCATATGTTCTTGGGTTTAAAAGCTCAGTTACCTTGTCACTCTTTAAGCCCTTTGCTAACGCATCACCGGCCACAGGCACAACACCTAGCAAGGTTGCAAGCCCGTTAATCCCAGTCCCTACGTAATCGCCTTCGTTGTACGAGTCAACAGTGTCTGCTGCGCCCGTAGCCTCACCAAAACCAGGTAAAAAGTCCAGCACACCTGTTAACTTACGCGCCCGTCTATGGTCTTCTCTGTCCCCACCAAAAAGATCACCAAGCCCCTGCTCTAGCATGTCACGGTAACCAGGCTCTTCTGGCGTGATTGATCCAACGTCATTGTGTCCAGCGACTGTCAGCAGTTCATCTAATATGCCTGCCATCCTATCGCTCATACAATACCCTTTAAATTAACCCTTAATGGCTTACCCCAGGATGCGTTTGGTGGCTCATACACCACCGCCATCATTCCAAAGGCATCTGCCGCGTGGCTGGACCAATCGTGGTTAGGTCCAAGCCCAATGTTTCTGTTTTCATCGCGCTTCTCGTGATACCAAGAAAGCGCCTCTAATCCGTGCTTACAATCAGGCTCATTGAAATACACTGAGGGTAATATGCGTCTGACAGCCTCAACTCGATGGCCTGCTGCACCAGCACCTTGATTTGGCACAACAATCACGTTGTAGCCAGCCTCTCTCAGTGCGCTCTCGTAGCTCACCGAATAGACCTTGTCGTGGGTCTTACCGTCGTGCGGTAGCACAACAGTCTTAATATCTTGTGGTTGATCGCGTAACCAGGCAACGTGTGTTGCCAATGGCTGACCCTGGGCCTCGTAGTACCCCAGCACTCTAATCTCTGACTTGTAAAACTGTACGGTCCAGATACTGGTTGCATCTGCCTTCGCACCAGTGCCACCAATGTCAAAGTAAGCTCTAGTCTCCATTAAAGGGTCTTCGTGGACATTACCCACTCGACCGTCACGCTTGGCATCCTCGATCAAGTGCGAGAAGTACGCACCCTCATGCGCTGCTAGAAAGCTGCCCTCCCAGATATGGTCATAAACATCTGGCCTGACCTTCTTGTCAGCTTTTCTCTCAAGCTCTAAAACATTTGGAAACCACGGATTATCACGCCAGTTAAGCTCAACAATCTTTGAGTCTTCCGGTGGATTATCCCTAAATCGTTTGTTAGTCGCTGATCGTGCGCTTTCAGGGTTCCAAGTAACCCATATTTCAGAGTCTTCCTCTCGTACCGTCGGGATTAGCTTACGCCATGCCTCCTCAGACACCGGCTCTGCCTCATCTACCCAGGCAATAATGATTCTAGCCTTTGACTTAATACTATCAAGGTTGCGTCTTAATCCAGCAAACACATAACTAATACGCCCATCTCTGGACCGAATAAACTTCTCGCCAACCTCATAGTAATCAGCAAGCCAATCAACAGACCTGATTGCTGACTTAATCTCCTCTAGGCTGGACTCATCTAGACTGTTCAGGTGTTCTCTGGCGCATAGTATCTGCCCAGACTGACCTGACATGCCGCACTGATAACCCTTAATGGCCGTCATCAATGCAAATGTTCTTGTTTTTGCGCTGCCTCTGCCGCCGTAAGCACCTCGGTATCGAGCCTCCCCCGCAAAGACTGGGACCAGCTTCTCAGGCAGATTAACTGTCGCTGTTGTCATCAGGCGTAACAGGCATTAGCTGAATCATTGTCGGCTTCATGCTGCCATCACTACTGGAGTGATCTAAAGCCACCTTACTGCCTTCCTTACGGTCAATCATCTTGTGCGCTGTTGCAACGTCACCATCACGTAGCGCATCGATTAGAACGCCTCTGGAGAGCATATACGGGTTGCTCTTTAACACCTCTTTTCGGTCGCTAAACTCAGGGTACTTCTCCTGGTAGCGATACAGCGTTGATCGGTCTATGTCCGCATACAGACACGCTTCGTTATCAGTGCAGCCTAATAGAAATGCACTTTCAAGTTTAGCGACAATCTCATCAGTCATCACGGTAGGTCTGGACATAAAGTTTCTCCGGGGTACTTTAAAAGTCCCAGATTAAAAAAAACAAAAAAAAGCCCAGACGTTAATCTAGGCGGTTTAGCTTGATACAAAATGTACAGTGAAATATATATTTGTGTACACATTAGGAAACATAAACAGGAAAAGTAAACAATAAGAAACATTACCCCATTCCATTTGCGGTGGTTTGAGGCTTAAAACTTTTTCGTTGAGTAGAAGGAAAGATTAAGAAACCCCACCAACAGACAGAAATCCTATCTTGGGGATATTGAACCACACTTTGGCTGGTAAGTGAAATGGTATTACGACAATTTGTGTTTATTTTTATCTTCGGACAAATCAACGTGAAATTGACGCCACGGTGTCCGACAGGTCTTGTCATCAATGCTAACCACTTTGTCCTTTTTCTTACCAAATATCGCATCAAAATTAGAGGCGTATTTATCCCTATCTGGGATCGGTCGAGGTGCGCTGCCTTTACTCATCTCTTAACCCTCTGTGTATCATCGTATTAAGCGCATCGTCCATAATCTGGTAGTCTGATAGCAGTAATTGAAAACGCGGCATCCACACCTTCTGTGCCCTCCAGCGGCCAGTGCCAATAACATTCGCTAATCGTCGAACCGACAGTTTGGCATTGCCTGAACCCTCGCATCTATCGCACGTATCCACTTTGTTCTTAGACGCAATATTCCCGGTCCCAGAACATCCTCCGCAGCGGCTACCCATCACGCTAAACTTTAGCGCTAACACTGCCAATCGGCTTACCCCGTCCGCAGGCTCATTGTCTCGACAGGTAAAGCCATAAGATAGCGCTGCTTGCCTTGCCAGAGCGTTTAACTCTGTCTCGGTGCTTTGATCAAGGCAAAACTTTCTCAGCCCGTACAGATAGCAATGACGATCTGCGTGGATTAAGCACCCAGCAATGTCATCGGGTGTAATCTTATTGCGTGAAGTACCTCTCGCATCTTGAGTCAGGGGCGTAGCGCCAGAAGTTAGAAGCGCGAACAACTCACTCATCATCAAAACGAGAGGTAATGGCTTCGACCTTCTCATCAAACAGCGCTGCGCGTTGCTCCTCTTCCCTCGCTTGGCTATCTAAAACCTCGCTGACACTTTTAATCCACAAATCAATACCAGCCTCCTGCGATGAGTGCGGCGAAGTCGTTAAGGTTTCTGCAAGCTCCTTAAACAATTCTGGCTGGTGTAGATCGCTGGCACTGATAAGCCAAAAATGCAGGTTGTCTGCTGTCATTTTCATTTTCATGCTCCTCTTTAACGTACTTAAAAAACGCTGCATACTCTCAATATCTCGCAACGAATAATCACTTTCTACGCTGACCGATCCTGTTTTTGTACTCATGCCCATCCTCATTCGGTCATCTCTGCCTTAAACGTCACCCGCCCTACTTCACCAAACTCTTTGTGGTGGGTAATACAGACCATTGTTCTGCTGGCGCCGTAGCCCTTGGACGCATGCCATTTATCCACGGGGCAGAGCACTCCCATAACCTCGCAGACCATGCCAGGCAGCTCTAAAACGGTCTTGTGGTGGAAGTGCGCGGTGTAGGCGTACACAAATGGATGGCGACCCCATTCATCTCGGTAATCTCGTGTTGCGACCTCGTACATCTTTTGTGCGTTAATTCCATCCCCATGATGGGTCAAAATAAACACCTTGCCCCACGAAAAAGGGATGAACTTTTTTTGGTTGCACAGCACGGTAATACGTGGCTCATTTTCAAAGTAGGCGATCATAATTTCATTGAGAAAGTACGATGCTCGGTGATCATGATTACCCCGAATATTCAACACATAAACGTGGGGGTACGTTTCGAGCAGCCGAACAATCATTCGCTTCATCAAAATGCGCGCATGACGGACCGTTCTTTCGTAGCGTCCGTCCGTATCCTGCGGCGTCCCAGCGGTCGTGGATGACTCTGAATCAGTGTGCATGAAATCACCCATGTTCAAAAAAAGCGCAGCCTCCGCCTTATCTGCACGAGCAATTAAACTCTCAAAGCTCTGCTCCAAAAGATTCTCAGCAATGTTGACATCGTAATTAAATCCCGTCTGCGGCTTGTACGAATGCATCCCCAGGTGATGGTCGCCGATGCAGAAAAGGTTTAGACGGTCCTTGCCGGTGATCTCAGGTGCTTTGATTGGCGTGTGAACATCAGGTAGCTCTTCCAGCAACCCATCCACAAAGCTTCGCAGCACCTCCTGGGAATCATCATTTTTTTCACGTTCTTGTCGGACATATTGACCCTTTAGATTTCCCTCACCATCGTAGCGTGAGGTAACAAACTTTGCTTGAAACCCCTCCATCGTAGGGTGGTCAACGTCCCGATGCGGTGCAATAGCGTTGCTGGCCGCTGCGCGCTCAAGCTTATTAATCACATGCCAAACCCCAGACTGCGAACGACCCAAGCTCCTAGCCGCCTCTGACTGATTGCCGTGGTAAAGATTAACGGCCTCCAGCACGCTTCTTTGCGCGTCAGTAGTGCAAAACTGTTGTAAAAACGAATAATCAGTAGCCATTGAGTCTGTCCTCGTGGAATTTAATCTGCTCTTTAAAGTCAGCCAACATCTCTCGATAATCAGCCGCATAAAGCTTTTTTATTTTCTTTTTATCGCGGAGCATTTGCTCGACGCACGCTTTTCCGTACTGGTCTTCCATCCACAGGGTGTACCAAGCGTCAGCCACACCGTATTTTTGCCCAAACCTATTACACGGCCTGCACTGGGCATTTACATTGATGTCGTCAAGCGCGAAGAAACTGCTATCGCCCTTCGGTATCCAGTGCCCTCCGTCCATGTCTTTCCAATGGTGCCAACTACTTAAATTTTGAGGATCGCAAGAAACGCACTGGCAATACCCGTTATCATTGGCCGCAGACACGCGAGCCAACTTCTGAATTGCATCCAGGCACTGCGCTCTTAATGTCTTCTTGGCCATTTAAATCCCCAGGTTCGTTGGATCAGTTAATTTGCAATTAACGCCATAGAACTTGTAAAAATCATCCAGAAACCGAGACATCTGCTTGTTGGACATCATTGAGGTGACAGGAAAGAACGACAAAAGATCAAAGACCTCTGACTCGTAGGTTGGAAATGATTTAACCGCCTGGTTATAAACGGCGTGAAACTCGGCGTCCTCGGCTAACATAATCGGTAACCCAATGTGCTTTTTAGCCAGGCACTTAATTTGGTCTGCGTTGTATTCTTTTTTAAAATTCGCCACCTCTGAATACCACAGGTGGCTTAAGCGATTCATCGCCTCTGAGCGCTTGGCCTCGCCCATTTTTAAGATAATCGTAAACGGGTTTTCCAGTGACACCTCTAACGC